CAAGAAGATTATGATAATTCTTGGTGGATTCGTTACTGTTGCCGTGTGATGTGGATGTACAGAAATAATGCCTATGGTTTCCTATACAATTTATTTGGGCGTCCATACGAAGAAAATCCAAAACTATATGAAATTGGAATAGAAGATTCTGGAAAATTCTGGTGCTTACTCCAATCGTATCCATCTAGTTGGAAACTTGAAGTTCAAATTCCAATCTGGAAAATCAACAAATATGTTTCCGTGAACATTGGATGGAAAGCACATAAGGGTTTCCCAAAAGTAATGTATGCTAATCGTATTCCACCTTTGGCTGCTTGGAAAGATTACGATTAAATCAATATAAATATGGTATAACTAACCATACTAAAATTGGATACCTATGGCTAATCCAGCATCAAGAGAAGAATTTAAAGACTATTGTTTACAAAACAAATACACAAAATGGTATTTCACATTAGTCGAACAAGCTTGTTCTAGGAATTGGAATAAAAAAACTGCGCCGGTATATGTTGAAGGTCATCATATAATTCCAAAGAGTATTTCAAAAAATAATGATTTGGTATATTTAACTGCTAGAGAACATTTTATATGTCATTTATTATTGACTAAAATGTTGGATGGTAATGATGGTTATAAAATGTTATCAGCATTTATTGCTATGAAAATGATATACAAAAACACAAAACAAAGATATATCAATTCTATATTCTATGATTCCGTTAGAAAAAAAATTAGTGAATTTAAAAAAGAGCAATGGAAAGACCCAATTTATAGGGAACATATTATAACAAAAGTTTCAAATAATAGACCAGATATGTCAGGAGATAAGAATCCTATGTTTGGTAGGGTGGGGCCTCTTTCTCCACATTACAATAAACCCAAATCAGAAGAACATAAAAATAAAATAAAAAATTCATTGCTAGGAAAAAAGCATACAGATGAAAGAAAACTAAACATGTCAATCAATAGTCCGAAATGTGCTTTGGGTAAAAAATGGTATTATAATCCAGAAACAAAAAAACAAAAATATTTTGTTGAGGGTACCCAACCAGATGGATTTATTTTAGGAAGAAAATAAAATGGCAACACCAAAATCCAGAGAAGAATTTAAAGATTATTGCTTACGCCGTTTAGGATTTCCTGTTATAGAAATAAATGCAGATGAAGACCAAATTCAAGATAGAATCGATGATGCTATACAGCACTGGGTGGATTATCACTATGATGGCCTCCAAAAGTTGTATTATGTTAGGCGTTTATCTGAAGAAGACTTGGAGAACCGATACCTAGACCTGTCTCCTGACGTTGTTCGGGATGATGCAAACAATTCAGTTAATGTTGTTGGTGTTACTAGAATTTTTCCATTGTATGATTCTCAAGCAACAATCAATATGTTTGACCTGAGATATCAACTACGATTAAATGAACTCTATGACTTCACCAGTGCGTCCTACGTTAATTATACCTTAACGATGCAACACTTACGTTCACTAGAACTCCTATTCACTGGGGAGATTCCTATTCGATTCCAAAGACACACCAATAAACTCTATATAGATTGGCGTTGGAAATCATCTGATGCAACCACACGAGCGGTTGTTGTCGTTGAGTGTTACGCTTCATTAAATCCTGAGGCCTACAATGAAATATGGAACGATAGATGGTTAAAAGAGTATGCTACTGCTCTAATCAAGAGAACTTGGGGTAACAATCTTAAAAAGTTCAGCGGTATGCAATTGCCTGGTGGTGTTATGCTTAATGGTGATAAAATATACCAAGAAGCGGAAGATGAAATTAAAAAGTTAGAAGATGAAATGGAATCACGCTACGGTGGTGTTCTAGAATTCTTCATGGGATAATTCATGCCAACCTCGGTCTATTTTAATAATTATGGCGCATCCAACGAACAAAGATTGTTTGAAGAATTAATAACAGAATCAATCAAAATTCAAGGATTTGACGGATATTACCTACCTAATGATAATGATGCAGCTCGTGATTTACTCTTTGGTGAAGACCCATTGAAAACATTCAGTTCGGCCTTTCCTGTTGAATTGTATCTATCTTCAGCTCTCGAATATACTGGCGAGCGTGAATTCTTTTCAAAATTTGGTCTTGAAATTCGTAACAATGTTTCTGTAATATTATCAAAAAGAACATTCTCCCAAAGAGTTCCTCAAAATAGATTCGATAGACCTAGAGAAGGTGATTTGATTTATATTCCTGTGACTAATGGTACCGGTGAACTATTTGAAATTAAATTTGTAGACCATACAAAAGATTTCTTCACTTTAGGTAGAACTATTCCTTATTTCTATGAAATTCAACTTGAGAAGTTCAAATACTCCAACGAATCTATCGACACTGGTATTCCTGAAATTGATATTGTTGAAGTCCAGAATTCATACACAATTGATTTGGTTATGGAAAACGGAAACAGTAACTACCAATTGGATGAATATGTTTACCAAGGCAACACATTCATCTCAGCTTCAGCCACCGCTCAGGTGTCTAGTTGGAATGCTGTTAATAAAATACTTCAAGTTATCAATATTAATGGTACGTTTACTGAAACCCAAAATGTTATTGGTCAAATATCCAATACAAGTATCAAACTGGTTTCATATGACCCATTAGATGTGACCCTAACAAGAGAAGATTACAATAACAGAGTTATCGAGGATGAAGCTGGACAGATTACAGATTTCTCCGAATTCAACCCATTTGGTGAAATATAATGACCACATATAACAGAATTATCAGAAAAATGGTTGTAGGTTTCGGTAATATTTTCAATGGTATTACTCTAACCCGTTATGATAAAAATGAAAATGCTGTAGAAGAAATGAAAGTTCCTTTGGCTTATGCTCCAAAAGAACGATATGTAATGCGTCTAGAATCTGACCCCGATTTAGACAAAAAGGTTCAAATAACTCTACCTCGTATGTCTTTTGAAATGACTGGGTTGAGTTATGACTCCACACGTAAGCAAATTACGAATGTAAAGAACTATGCACCATCAGGTTCAGCAGACACAATTCTATCACAATATAATCCTGTACCTTATGATTTTGATTTCTCTCTTTACTTGTATGTCAGAAATATTGAAGATGGTACACAAATTATTGAGCGTATTCTTCCATTCTTTACTCCTGATTATACAATTAGGTTGAATCTGGTACCAGAAATGGGAATAGTTAAAGATATTCCTGTATTATTGAAAAATACCGATTATGAAATTAATTATGAAGGTGATAGAGACCATGAAGTTAGAACTATAATCTGGACTTTAAATTTCACGGTCAAAGGTTATATCTTTGGCGCCGTTTCTGAACCTAAGATTATTAAGACGGCTATCACTAATATATTTGATGCTACATTTATAGGAAACAATACTGTAGCTTTCAATATGGATTCAGGTGGTTTTGGTTCATATCAGGAGGGTGAGATTGTTTATCAGGGTTTCTCTTTGGACAACTCTACAGCATCCGCTAAAGTTTTATACTGGGAACCAAATACCAGAAAACTAACCTTGGTGGATATCCAGGGACATTTCACCTCAGATACTCCAATCAGAGGTCAATTTACTAACGCAAATCACAACTTTAATACATACCAAATAGAACCACAACAATTAGTTAAAGTTACCGTAACTCCAGACCCTGAAAGTGCTAATGCTCAGTCTGATTATGGTTATACGATTGATTTTCAGGAATTTCCAGATATTGAGTAAATATGTCTAAATTTGATGAAAAAATGAATGAGTTATTTGATATGCCTTCAACCACAATAGATTCTCCAGATGTTTCTGTTCCTGTTGTATCTGAACAATCACAAGACGATAAAGTTGCAAAGATTCTCGACAGAGATTTAATGAAAGATTACGAAGAAACAAGGAACAATTTAAAAGAGATAGCCAACAAAGGTGCTTTAGCTATTGATGATATTCTAACAATTGCTAGAGAATCTGAACATCCTAGAGCTTTTGAAGTAGCAGCTACAATGATTAAAAATGTGGCTGAAGCAAACGAGAAACTAATCAATCTCCAAAAACAAATGAAAGAATTGACAGGTACACAGAAACAATCTCAATTAAATGTAGGCAAAGCAGCTATATTTGTGGGTTCTACAGCTGAACTATCCAAGTTAGTTAAAAATCAAATGAGGACCATAGAAAATGGCGAGGAATGAAAACCTCGGTTATAGAGACAATCCACTTCTAAAAAAATCAGCCGTTGAACACCAGTACACACAAGAAGAAATAGAAGAATACATTAAGTGTGCTAAAGACCCACTTTATTTTATTGAAAACTATATCAAAATTGTAAACGTGGACGAAGGTCTTGTCAAGTTTGATATGTGGGATTTTCAACGTGGTATGGTTAAGGCCATGCATAATAACCGTTTTGTTATTATGAAGTGTCCTAGACAGGTCGGAAAAACCACAACTACTGTCGGATATCTTTTATGGTGTACGTTGTTCCAGGACGACCAGAACATCGCCATTCTAGCTAATAAAGGTTCTTTAGCAAGAGACATTCTAGCCAAGTATCAACTAGCCTATGAAAACTTACCAACATGGTTACAACAAGGTGTGGTAACTTGGAACAAAGGTAATGTGGAACTGGAGAATGGCTCTAAAATCATTTCAGCATCCACTTCATCTAGTGCTATCCGTGGAGGTTCTTTCAATATGGTATTCTTGGACGAATTCGCTTTCGTACCAAACAATATTGCTACAGAATTCTTCAACTCAGTTTATCCTGTAATTTCATCCGGTAAAACAACAAAGATTATTATTGTTTCTACTCCAAATGGTATGAATCTGTTCTACAAGATGTGGATGGATGCCACTGAAAAACGTAGCACATATGCTACAGTTGATGTTCATTGGTCGGAAGTCCCCGGCAGAGATGAAAAATGGAGAGAAGAAACAATTAAGAATACCAGTGAAGAACAATTCAGACAAGAGTTTGAATGTGTTGACGGAGACACTGTTGTTGAAATTTATGATAAAAAAACAAAACAAGAGTATAGAGTTAAAATAAAAGACTTGTATGAATTAATTTGAGATTGAATTCTTTAGATTTATAAATACATCTAAAGGAGTATAAAATGTCCAGTTACACTTATAGAAAAATATGGGAAAATAATTTCGGTCCAATACCGATGGACGACAATGGTAGACCATATGAAATTCATCATGTAGACGGAAACAGAAATAATAATAATTTAGAAAATCTAATGTGTGTTTCAATCGAACAACATTATGAATTACATTACAATAATGGTGATTACGGAGCATGTGTTATGATTGCAAAACGTATGAATTTACCGATAGATTATATTTCCAATATTCAAAAAGGAATAAAAAGACCAGGAGTTGGTGGAGTAAAAAAAGGAACAACTCCATGGAATAAAGGAAAATTTGGATACAACATAAATTTATCAGATGAGGGTAAGTTGAATAAAGTTTTAGCATCAAAAAACAAAGCAAAAATTAAAGATACGGATGCTGAAAATATAAGAACTCTTTTTAATAATAAAATTGAAATAAATGACCCAAATATTGGTAAAACTATGGGAAATGGTAAAATTTTATCATATGAACGTGCTTTTTGTAAATATGTAAGTCGATTATATGATGTTTCTGAGCAGTACATTTACAGAATAATAAAAGGACAATCTAAAATTGTTTAAAAAAAATAATGGTCGGTATTTAATAAAAACACCAACTGGATATGAGAAATTTGAAGGTGTTCAAAAGAAAAGTGTAGAATCTCTTTATACTTTTGAATTTGAAGACGGTTCTCACATTAAAGCTTCTGGCCGGCATTTGTTTTTAACTAACCGAGGTTTTTTAAAATCTGAAGAAATTAATATATCCGACACGATATCTGGAAAAAACATCAATAAAATTATACCGGAATTTGGTTCATTTGAAGTTTTTGATCCTGTGGGTGTTGATGTTCATTCAACATATTATTCTAATGGAGTAATATCACATAACACCGAGTTCTTAGGCTCTTCAAACACATTGATTTCTGGTAGAAAACTCCAGATGTTGCATTTCAAAGACCCAATAATGCGACATATGGATATGGACATTTATGAATTACCTGTAAAAGACGATAATGACAATAAAACAATGGAACACCAATATGCTATCACCGTTGATGTGGCTGAAGGTAAAAACTTAGATTCATCTGCGTTTTCTGTTTTTGATATATCAGTTACCCCTTATGTTCAGGTTGCTAAATATAAAAATAACTTAATATCGCCTATATTATTTCCAACCATAATATATAATGCCGCTAAATTTTATAATAGCGCTCATGTATTGGTTGAAGTTAATAACAATCCACAAATTGCAGAAATACTACATAATGATATGGAGTATGAAAACGTAGTTAAGGTGATGACAGGTAACAAGAAGGCTCAGCAAATTTGTGCTGGGTTTGGTAGAGGAGTTCAGTTGGGAATTAAAATGTCTCCACTGGTTAAACGAGTCGGTTGTTCTAATTTAAAAACATTGATTGAGACCGATAAACTAGTTATTAATGATTTTGAAACCATATCAGAACTAACAACTTTTGTAGCTGGTAGACAATCTTTTGAAGCTGAAGAAGGTGCATACGATGACCTCGTTATGACACTAGTAATATTCGCTTGGATGTCTACTCAAAAGTATTTTAGAGATATGGTATCACATGATATTCGTAAGCAATTACAATTAGAAGAGTTTTCACAGGTTGATGAGGAATTATTGCCAGTGGGTGAAATAGATAACGGACTTGATGTTCCATTCATCGTTGAAGGTGGTGATGTGTGGGTTTCAGGTTCCGGTGATGTTTATGCTGAGTATTTTAGAGACATTGTTAAAGGTCTATAAATCTTAACATTGATAAATAGATTGATAGAATAAATTATATTTCCCATCATTATAAAATCATAAGGAGAAAAAAATGGGGTTTCAATTATCTCCAGGCGTAAATGTTTCTGAGATTGACCTAACAACGGTTATCCCTTCAGTTTCAACTACCGCCGGTGCAATCGTTGGTGAATTCCAATGGGGTCCAGTAAATAAAAGAATTCTAGTAGATAGCGAAATTACACTTGTTGACCGTTTCGGTAAGCCAGAAGGTAACAATTTTGTGTCGTTCTTCTCAGCTGCTAACTTCCTTTCATACGGTAATAACCTTCGAGTTGTTCGTGTAGCCAATACAGATTCATACAATGCATCAGCTAATACTGATGCTCCTGGTGTTCAAATCATGAATGAAGATGATTATGAACTCAACCATGCCGCAGGTTCCACTTCAGGTTATGGCAACTTCTATGCTAGATATCCGGGTGAACTAGGTAACAGTATCAGAGTGGTCACACTTGACGGCCAAAATGGAAATTTAGCTTCATGGGTTGTGACAACATCAACTGGTGCTACTGTTAATATGAAATCATATTTTAGTAACGAACCAGGTACATCAACTTTTGCTGAAAGTGTTGGTGGTGCTAATGATGAAATTCATATTGCTGTAATTGACGACTCCGGCGCTATTACAGGCACATCAGGTACAGTTCTAGAAGTTTATGAAGGTGTTTCCAAGGCATCTGATGTTAAAACTGATGATGGTTCTTCACTGTATTATATTACACAAATTACAAACAAATCCAAATGGATTTATGTTGCTGACCACTATGGTGTAGGTGACGATTGGGGATCATCTGCTGTAGGAACAGACTTCTCGGCAGCTAGCGAGCCTGATAGTGATGTGTTGTTAGGTGGCGGCACCACAACAGAGACAGATTCAGCTGACTATATCACTGGTTGGGATTTATTTGCTAACCAAGAAGAAGTTGACGTTTCACTATTGGTGTCCGGTAATGCTGGAGAAATGAGTGATGCTGTTCAAGAATATGTATCTCAAGTGGCGGTTGGCCGTAAAGATTGTATGTCTTTCCATTCTCCATCAAGAGAGTCTGCTGTTAATAATCCAGTTAATACTGCTGATGATATTGTTGAATACAGAAATGGACTAAACATCAATACATCATACTCAGTCATGGATTCTGGTTGGAAATACCAATTTGACAAGTATAACAACACATATCGATACGTTCCGTTGAACGCTGATGTTGCTGGTCTATGTGTTTACACAGATAACATTCGTGACCCATGGTGGTCGCCTGCCGGTCTTAACCGTGGACAAATAAAGAATGTTGTTAAATTGTCTTGGAGTCCAAGCAAAACTGATAGAGACACACTGTATCCAGCTGGCGTTAACCCGGTTGTAGCTTTCCCAGGCGAAGGTGTTGTGTTGTATGGTGACAAGACTATGCAAGCTAAACCATCTGCGTTTGACAGAATCAATGTTCGCAGACTGTTCATTGTTCTTGAGAAAGCCATTGCGGTTGCATCGAAATATACACTGTTCGAATTCAATGATGAATTCACTAGAGCTCAGTTTGTAGCTTTAGTTGAACCATTCCTACGTGACGTACAAGGTCGCCGTGGTGTTTATGACTTCCGTGTTGTGTGTGATACTACAAACAATACTCCAGAAGTGATTGATAGAAACGAATTTGTTGGTGACATTTATATCAAGCCTGCTCGTTCAATTAACTATATTCAGTTGAATTTTGTTGCTGTAAGAACTGGTGTAGAATTTAACGAAATTGTTGGTCGTTTTTAATTGAATTTGTCGATATAAATAATACTAACTAAGGAGATAAAAATGGCTTTTAATGTAACAGAATTTAGAGCAAATATGTTGGGAGACGGTGCTCGTCCAAATCTGTTCCAGGTTTCGTTGACTTTTCCTGCGGTTGCAAATTCGCCCATCGCAGGACAAAGACTCACTTTTATGGCTAAAACAGCTCAATTACCAGGTTCAACAGTTGGTGTAGCACCAGTGTTCTACTTTGGCAGAGAAGTGAAATTACCTGGAAACAGAAGTTTCCCAGACTGGTCAATTACAATTATCAACGATGAAGATTTTAATATTCGTAACGCATTCGAAACATGGATGAATGCTTTAAATAGCCACGCAACGAACATCAGAAATCCAATCGCCGGTAACTATCTTGGATATACTGTGGATGCTTCAGTGATTCAATATAGTAAAATTGGATTACCAATCAAAACTTATAAATTTGTTGGAATGTTCCCAACTGATGTTTCTCCAATCGAACTAGATTGGGGCACCAATGATTCAGTAGAAGAATTTGGTGTTACATTCGCTTACCAATACTGGGAAGCAGACACAACATCTTAATATTATGATATTGGAAGAGGGGAGAAATCCCCTCTTTATTATGTTTTATTGATTCTTGAAGGAGTAACATTTTGGCTTTTAGTTTATTTGGTTTCCAAATTTCACGACAACAGGACGACCTCGACACACAAGAGGTTCAACCATCTTTTGCGCCGCCATCGAATGATGATGGTGCTCTTACTATTTCCTCGGCGGCCTATTATGGCACATATGTCGATTTAGATAGTACAGCTAAAAATGAAGTGGAATTGATTTCCAGATATCGTGAAATGGCGATGCAACCTGAAATTGAATCTGCTATTGAAGATATTGTAAATGAAGCTATTGTACAAAATGATGACGGTGAAAACATCAAATTGGTCACCGATAAGTTAAAAGTTTCAGACAAAATTAAAAAAGCAATCGAATCTGAATTTAATATTATTCTCCGATTGTTAAATTATAATAATATGGCTTCTGATGTGTTCAGAAGATATTATATAGATGGTAGGTTATTTTACCATGTTATTATTGATAGAGAAAACCCACAACAGGGTATTAAAGAATTAAGATATATTGACCCTCGTAAAATTAGAAAAATACGAGAAGTAAGAAAAAATAAAGATCCAAGAACCGGTGTGGAGATGGTAACGGTCGTAAATGAGTATTATATATTCAACGATAAATCCATCAATGGTTCATCCTCAAACTATGGTCCACTCGGTATTAAGATTGCTAAAGACTCCATCATTAACGTCAATTCAGGATTGATGGACTCACGTAGGGCAGCTGTTCTATCATATCTACACAAAGCAATTAAACCACTGAATCAGTTAAGAATGATTGAGGATGCTACAGTAATCTATCGTATTTCTAGAGCACCAGAACGCAGAATCTTTTACATTGATGTTGGTAACTTACCTAAAATGAAGGCCGAGCAATATCTTCGTGATATTATGGTCAAGTATAAAAACAAAGTAGTATATGACGCACAGACCGGAGAAGTTCGGGATGAACGTAAGTTCTTATCGATGATGGAAGACTTTTGGTTACCTCGCCGAGATGGCGGCAAAGGTACAGAAATTCAAACCTTACCTGGTGGACAAAACTTAGGCGAGCTTGAAGACGTTAAGTATTTTGAAAAGAAATTGTATAAGGCTTTAAATGTTCCTATGTCTAGGTTGGAAGAGTCATCTTCTTTCACAATTGGTCGTGCTACTGAAATTTCTAGAGATGAAGTTAAGTTTTCAAAATTTGTTAATAAATTAAGAAATAAATTTTGTGAATTATTTGATGACGCTCTAAGAATTCAATGTGTATTAAAAGGTATTTGTACCGAGCAAGAATGGATAGAATTCAAAGAATATATCTATTATGATTTCATTAAAGATAACAACTTTACAGAATTAAAAGAAGCTGAACTCCTTAGAGAAAGATTAACTTTATTGGACTCGATTGACCAATACACCGGACGTTATTATTCTATGGACTGGATTCGTAGAAATGTTCTTAGATTTTCTGATGCAGATATTAAAGAAATCGATAAAGAAATTGAAGATGAACGCAAAAAGGGTGTTCCAATGCCGGCAGATTTACAATATGTTGGTATGGAAGTTGGCGGTGGTACATCACCACAAACACCAACTTTAGAACCTCCCGGAATGGCGCCACCAGATGATAATGGTGGTAGTCCTCCACAAGGTGTTGGAAAATCGAGTTCAAGTAAACCCGGTTCCGGTGGCGGAGATTTAAACCTTAAACAAAATGGTTGATAAATATACCATAGTTAAATTGGAGACACTAACATGAGTTTAGAAACAAGACAAATCGTAGATTTTGCTGCTGATGATAACGCAAAAGATATGCGTGAAACACTTTACAATTCCATCTATGATAGAGTTGCTGCAGCATTTGAATCTAAGAAACAAGAAATTGCACAAAATCTTATGGGTATGCCTATCGCTACGGAAGAAACCGAATCAGTAGAAGAAGAAAAAGAAGAGCATGAAGATGATGATTGTAAAGATGCTGCTAAAAAAGAAGTAAAGAAGCACGAAAAAACAATGCACGGTAAAGATGACGAATAATTATTTAAATTTGTCTGATACTGATGAAAGTTTTCAGGATTTAGAAGAAGCAAAAAAATCTAAATCAGAAGACCCGCCTGCTATTGTTGTTATGAGAAGAAAGTCCATTAGACAATTTCCTAATGGACAAAAAGTAGCACTATATTACATCGATAAGTTTAAGAAATATGTTACTGTTCCATATGATTCAAGTGGAAACATGTCACTAACTATTGAAGAAGAAGAACCAACAATCTTAGAGTCTTTACAGGAGATTTTAAATGTCGCTTCATCCAGAAGAATTGTGTTTGATGATTCTTCTTCTATGGTTGTTGATAGATTTACTGCCGAATCTATATTAAACACATATGAACATTTGAACGAATCAAATAAACAAAAATTATTAGAAATGGCGCAAGGAAGTAAATACGGCTTCAAAGAAGTTGTAGAGTTTGTTTCTAAGCGTGGAAAATAAAGGATAAAAAATGTCAACCTTTTCATACCAAGTAATCAAAGATACTAATCAAAAGGCCGTTATTAAATTAACAGGTCAATTTACTGATGGTACTCAAGAGGCTAATACCGCAAGAATTCAAGCTAACACACTTTACGGTGCTTTAGATGCTAACGGTAACTTCCTAGTTTCAGGAAACACATCATTGGATTATTATGGATTAGAAATATCCAAAATGTGGTATGATGTTAATGTTTCTGGTGGCCATGTTTCTTTATTCTGGTCAGGAAACGGCGGCGGCGTGAACAACTCTCCAATCTTAGTAGCTTCAAAAACAGGTAACTGGAATGAACACGGATCTTATTCCAACATAACAAACAATGCAGTTGACCCTAATGGAGACATTGGTATTGAAACTGTTGGTGCGTCTGCTAATAGTTCATATTCTATCATTATTGAACTGAGAAAAGACAACTCAACCTATAGTCGTGGTCAACTAGAAGAACCAGCTGCTTTCAATTATGGCAGATTTGGTGTCACACCGTAAGGATATCAAATGAAACTCATTAAAGAAGTAACAGAATCTTTAGATTATCTGATTGAAGAATCGGCCGACGGTAAAAAGAATTTATTCATTACAGGTCCTTTTCTACAAACAGAAAGAAAGAATCGCAACGGCAGAATTTACATGCGTGAAGTCATGGCTAAAGAAGTTGCAAGATACACTGAAAATTACATAAACAAAAATCGTGCCTTTGGAGAGT